TATAGCGTCAATGGTACTGGTAACAATAAAGGATCTTCTATGGTTAATACTATATTAAGTGGAGGAAATGGAAATTATCAAACACGTTTTGTTAGTGTTGATGATTATAGAGCACAAGAGTTTCCAAATGGTACCGCGGTGACAGCAAACACATATACTTTAAGAATTACAAGGAGCTGATATGGCTATTCCAGGACACGAATTTTTAACAGCACATTTTTGCAATAACGAAAGAACAATAGTTGAATCTTATTGGATTACACCAGATGGTAAAGAAACAAGAGTTGAGTATGTTGAAGCAAAACCAGAAGACACAGCTTGGAAAAAACTATTAACTCATATTGATATTGATGCTTTACATGAAAATACTTATCAACATATAAAGCAGCAAAATGCAGCATTTGAAGAAAATGTTATAAAATATGGAAAAGAACGTGGTCTATTATATAGTGGCGAAGTAAGTATGGAACTATATGAAACATTGATATCTTTACTCTTTAAACCATTTGATGAAAAAGAAGATAAAGAAAAACTTTTTATGACAAAGCTTAAATTATTTGAAGTTGATCAAATAAAAAAATCAAGCAATAGAGCATTAAAAGCAGAACTTCGAAAAGCTCCTACTATAATAGATGCTATAAAAATTGGTCTTCAAATATCTGAAGAAATAGTAGAAGAAGTTAAAGAAGAACCAATAGAAGAATAGCTTAATTCAAATTCTTTATTTACATGATGTAACATGTGAGCACCTGCCGTAGGTTCAGGACATTCTTCATCTAGCATAAAATTCCACTGTATTCCTATATCTGTATAAGGAATATTATACCTTTCAATTAAATAATTCATATAAATTTCATTATTAGGTTTCCAACAACTACTTATTTCTTTCGGATATAAATTATCATTAAGAGCTTCTTTATAAGTTTCATTTATTTTTTTGAATCTTTCTTTAAATTTTAATTTTTTTATAGAATTTTTATTTACTAATAAAACACCAGTATTGAGTATTGAATTGTCGCTAGCGATATCATCAATAAGAAGCATAGCCTGTTTACAACATATTTTAGTAAAAATATTTAATGGACCATATTCATATTTTTTTGGAAGATCTCTTATGTTTATTATTCTTTTTATAAAATAACCACAAATAGTATTTAAGTCAAATTCATTAAATATAATTTTTTCTGTTTGAGGAATTACATCAAAATCTAAATAAAGTATTTCATCATATTCTTTACTTAATTTTTCTAATAGAAATATTTTTTCAAATTGTATATTATCGTAATTTGTAATTTTAGTGTCAAATAATTTATAATCTGCATTACAAAGATTAGCATAATCTCTTTGCGATTTTATTATTTTTTCTTTATACTTTTTAAATTGAGATTTTTTGAAATCATTGGTAGAAGTGTGTTCATCAACTTCATTTGTATATATGCTATAAACTATTCTTTTCACACCAATTCCTAACATATTCAAAATCTTTACTGATGCAATGGACAAATTTAGTTCCTTTTGGTATAAAACTCCATTTATCCATAAAGTGATGCCAACCAGTACCAAATAATTGTTGATATTTTTTTATTCTACATGCAAATATTGTTTCATTATCATAACCAAACAAATTACGAATATCTTCAGGCCAAAAATCATCGTTAATTAATTGTTTCATTCGTTCTAATGTTTTATCAAAATCTTTAAAATAATCTAATTCTTTTAAAGATTCTTTGTTAGCTCCTATGATTCCAGTATTAAATACTTCTTTGCTATAACCAAGTAATGCGTAAGCATTCCAATATTTTGCTAAAGGCGATCTTACATTATGACGAGTTCTGTGATGATCACGCAATCTCCATTCTTCAGACATTACAGCTATGCCTTTTGATAAATCCCATTCCTCAAAAAAATTTAAATCTGTAACAGGTATAACATCTAAATCTAAATATAATATTTCATCATATTCTTTTGCTAATTTATACATTAAATATATTTTATAAAAATTAATAATATTATATTCTGAAATATTTTCATTAAATTTTTTTGAATATTTTATAAATTGATTATCATATGTAAAATGTTTATATTCAACTCCGCATAATTCTGAATATTTTTTTTGTTTATTTAGTAGCCATTCATAGTTGTCATTAAATTTATTTTTATTTGCAAAGTGAGATACGGGATTTTGAATATCAATATAAAGACTGTAGATAACTTTAGATGTCATTCTAATTCTATTCTTAATTGAAATTGTTCTGGAGATCTGATTTGAGTGCTACATTGTTTTTTACACATTGGCATTGGATCATTGACAATTGTTTTTTGTAAACTTTTAGTGAACCATAAGCTTTCTATAATTTTATCTATTGACGTATATTTAACATTATAAAAAAACGGATTTAAGTTATATTCTTTAATTAATTCATAGTTATTAAAATTATCTTTTTGCTGACTATATGGCATTGCACCTACGTAACAGCATGGCCAAACTTGTCCATCAAAATTAATGTTTAAATTATTCTCTATCGCCCATTTACAAGATATTTCTTTTTTAAGATGTTCATTTTGTAATGATATATGCGCATTTTTCCACGGTCTGTCTGCCCATTCTAATATAACTTCTTTTCCATTTTCATCTAAAAAAATATATGGTTTATAATTTCCATTTTTATCTTTTTGAAATCTATCGCTCTTCACAAACGTATTCTTTTGGCTTCCATACTTTTTTGCTAACTCATCTATTTGATTCATGTAATCTTGGTTATGTTTAAAAATTATAGTTTGTGAAAAAGTATTTGAAGCGCCGTTATCACTAAATGCTTTCATATTATTTAAAACATTTTGCAATTTTGTGTTTCTTCTATATAAAGAATGCATTTCTTGATTTATACCATCAATATCAAAAACAGTTGTAAATGTTTTATTTCTATGTATTACAGCTAAACCTCCAAGTTTCCACCAAAATTCTTCATTCCTCATTGATCCATTTGTGATATTTGTGAGATTTGCTTTTCTAGGTAAGCATTCAAGCAAATGATCTATAATTTCATAAGCATCCGGATTCATCATAGGATCTCCCCATGATGGAGAAAATATAATATTACGAACATTTTTTAATTGTTCTTTTGTATAAACAGATTTAATTTGTTTTATTGTCCAATGTACTAAAGGAATATTTGAATATCGTTTTAAACTACCAGATAAGTTATCAGTTCTAGAACACTGCGGGCACTTTGCATTACAGTGTGTTGTAATATCTAGAGTAAGACTTATATTTTTATTATACCATCTATGCATTCATTCCAATTACCATGTATCTTTCAAATCCGTTTTCCATAAGTTTTTTTCCTTTATATAGTATATGTGACAATCTTGACTTTTCTATTAAATGATCTTCGCTAGTGCAACAATTTGTGTGTTCTTCTAAATAATCCATATTGTTGCTTTGTAATACAAATACACATGTTTTTTTATATTTTTTATTTTTAATTAAAATAGGCAAATCTGGCATATGTTCACAAGACGTATTTATAACTAAATCCGCTTCTTTATCTAATATTGTGTTACTAATTATAGAATTATTATTTTTAATATATTTAGATCTACTTAATTTTTTATGCTTACGATACATTTTAAACGTAAAAATTGCTAATGGATCTAAGTCTATATTTTCTACTTTACTTAGTTCAAAATGTTCTTCTAAAAAATCGATTAAAGGAAATCCAAACCAACCACCGTAAAGTTGAACAACTGGTCTTTTAAATGGAATATTTAATAATTCCTGTACTAGCCAAGTTTTACATTTTATTTGATCGGGTGATATACTCCACAAGGCTTTCCTAGCGTCATATCCTTTACTTATTGTATTATGTAAAACTTTCCAATAAATAGGATCAATAATATTTTTCAAAACCTCTGTATCCTTCATCATCTAAGACATATTTATTATCATATGTTTTTTTTCTCCAACCATTGAATATGCAAATATTATAATTAGGTGCATAAAAATAATTTGGATCTATGCCTTCGCCTGGTTTCCAATAATTGTTTTTGTCTATACCATAAAGTCTAGAATATACTATTTTTTCCGGAAAATATAAAAGTTTTTCATGTTGATTGTGGTCTAAATATCCATCTATTCCATTATATTTTAACATATAATAATCTTGATCTTTTATAAACTTGTTCCATATATCTGTATAATCGCCTTTCCATATCATAACAGATGAATTTAAATTTGTATCAAATTCTTCTAGTTCATACGATTTCCAATACGCTTTTATTAAACATAACATGTTTTCAACACAGTAGTTTTTTAAATGAGTAATATTATTTTGTATTACAACATCTAAATCTAAAAATAATGTTATGTTTTTAGTAGCGTGTTCAAAGAGAGTAAGTTTCCACCACCATTTTTCTAAATCATAATTTGCCAATGGACGAATAATAATGCGTGAATCTATATTATTTGAATTTTCTGTATAACAAATAAAATTAAAATCACCATCTAAATTTTTACATACCATATTGTATAATCTATTGACGTGTTCATGATTAAATTTATCACCCCACTTTAGACAAATAACGTCCATTAATTACCACCATATCTAATTCTGTATTATTAAAAGTATTTATAGCTTCTCTTGGAGTTTCAACTATTGGTTCTCTACAGTTAAAGCTTGTATTAAGAAGCATTGGCACACCTGTAATTTTATAAAACTCATTTATTAAATCATAGTATTTTTTATTTTGATTTTCATTAACAGTTTGAATACGAGAAGTTCCATCGACATGAGTTATTCCTGGAACTTTTTCGGGGTTTTTAACTTTTACTATGCGAGACATATAAGGACTTGGTTCAGGTGTGTCAAACCATTCTTTATAATGTTCTTCTAATACCGAAGGAGCAAAAGGTCTAAAATCTTCTCTCATTTTTATTTCGTTGTTAATAATATCTTTAATATTTGGATTACGAGGATCTGCAAGGATACTTCTGTTACCTAGTGCTCTATGACCACTCTCCGATTTCCCTTGAAACCAACCTACAATTTTGCCGGCAGCAATTGCTTGTGCAACCTCTTTTAAGTTTATTTCTTCCCCTTCTTCATAATTATATTCTTTACCAGCATAAACAGAAGGTTTATGTGTTTCTTTATTTAAAACATAATTAGCGTGCATGTATGTACCAATAGATTGGCCTTCATCACCAGGAGCAGGAGGAACATATACACTAGACCAATTTTCATATAACATTTCATTGATATATCCATTGT